TTTTATTAACACTAGCAAAGGAGCTGTTGATAGTTATTACAGAGATGCAAAAATTGGTTCGCCATATGATCCAAAATCTGGCATCCAACCTCTTACAGGAGGTTTTGATGCAGCTTATTTTTTAGAAAACAATAAAAATGTTGGGCAGCAATGGAATCAAGCGCAGACTTCTGTCAGTATTGGTGGCCGTGGATTTAAAGACTTAGACATTACTGCAAGGTACGGAGACAATATCAATACGTTTGCTGCGGCTGAGTTTTCTCAGATGGCACGTAAAGATCCCATGACCAGGGGTAATGCTGCTGTTGATACTGATCCCTATAGTGAAGCATACGCAGACTTGACTGATGCTGAGAAAGCTATCTACCGTGATCAATTATTAGGACTTACTTCAGTAGGACCAAGTGGACAACGTTCCATTGATTATACAGATGAAAAAACATCTCAGTTTGAATCAAAAGTTGTTTTAAATTTTACAGGTCAAGAATTACTTGAACAAGATAAATTTGGAACATTAACTCAAGACTCTTTAAAATTTGCAGCTGCAGAGTTAAAAAAACAACAACAAAAAAATTCTGCATTAGATCTATATAAAAACCTACCTGGATTCAATGAAATTTATTCAGCTAATGAATCTTTATCTCAATCGATCTTAGGAGATAGTGGTATTGGTGGTTACCTTGCAATGCTAGGCAAAGATACAGACAATTTATCTGATTCTTTGGAGGAGCAACTTTCAAGAGTAACAGGTCTTCCTTCTAGTAATAGTGCTGTATATAACTGGCAGGAATGGTTTGAAAATGAAATGATTACACGATATGAAGACTTAAATGAAATCACTGTTGAATTTGAAGACACAATTTCAGAGCTGGATTTAAACTCTGAAACAGGACGTATAAAATATGAAATTGAACTTACAAGAATGGGCATTGACCCATTTGACGCAAATGGAAATTTAATTAATCAGTCAAAGGCATTGGCTCAATTAGAAGCAAATAATTTTGAACGTACATACGAAATCCAAGAAGAGTTTAAAACTAACTTTATTGAAAATTACCTACGTCCTCGCTTCGACCAATCCAAGTCCATGGATGAGTTTATTAGCTATATGGACGTACAAGAAGATGAACAGAACATTTTTCAAACGCAGAGTGCATTAGATAGTTTAAAAAATCTTGCATCAAAGCAATCACGTTTGTTGCTGCAGCAGATTCAGGAGCTACCAGGAGATTTTAATTACGAATTTTATTTTAACCCTACCGAAGATAAATATGGAGATAACCAACTAAAAACAGATAAGTATGCACTACAAAAACAGCAAGTATCTCAAGATTGGGAAGATGCAAAAGCCAATGGTAATTCTATTCCTAGAGGGCAAAAAGCTGATGCAAACGGCAACAATTACACATGGAACCAATGGGCGTATTTTTATGGAGAAGACCTCAAAGATGAAGCATCTTTTGCAAGATTGCATTATCAAGTATTAGGTGCTCGTGAAGGTTTTGACCCGGCAAGAGATATCTTGACCACGGAAGATGTAGATAATTATTTAACAGATACTGTGCTACCTGAATTAGATCAGGCAGGCATTGATCTCGATGGCGCAACGTTTATGAATTTTGTTACGCCTGAACAGTTCGCTGATGAGTTGCTTAGAGGCGTTGACCCTACAGAGAATAAAGAAGCATGGAAAGAGATCTTAGAGATGTATGGTCTAGATGATACGGCTGCTCTTGATGAAGTCCGTGGGTATATTATCGAAGCAGTACGAACTGGAGCAGCTAAACGCATTCGCGAATCAATTAAATTCTTAAATGAAAAAAACAAAAAGATAACACAAAAAGAATTGGGTATTACTTACATCCAGCGACCTGAAGATGAAAAAGATATTCCTGACGAAAGCGCATCAGAGCTTTATAAGATTTTCCAAAATGCTGGCTACACAGGTGACGAAGAAGAATTTTTTGATACCTTTATGCCAGATGCAGATAGAAGTGATATTGAATTTTTACAACGTGGCATTAGCGGTGATTTTGATTTTAAAGAATTTACTTCTGAAGACCCTTTTGAAGCGTTGTCTGAAGTAGGTGGTTTATTTGGAGAAGGCGACAACATCTTTGGTAGTGACGAAAGAGTGGACGACAAAGACTCAGAAAGTCAAAGCAATTATTTTAATCTTTTTGAAGACGAGAATGAAGACGATTATGCAAGCGATGCAGGTCGTTCTATAATTGATTCATACAAAGATTTCTTTAAATAATATAAAATGTCTAAAGCAAAGAAAGCTGCTAGTGCCGCCAAATTACATAAAGACAAGATGGCCTGTAATAAGCCAAAGAAAACCCCTGACCACAAAACTAAATCACATGTTGTAAAAGCTTGTGATAAAGGCAAAGAAAAAATTATTCGTTTCGGCCAGCAGGGCGTAAAGGGTGCAGGAAAGAACCCAAAGACTGCTAAGGATAAAGCTCGTAAAAAATCATACTATGCGCGACATAATGCTCAAGATAGTAAGCCAAGTAAGATGAGCGCACGTTACTGGTCGCACCGTGAAAAATGGTAGCTTTGGCCTGGCAATACTCTATACTAAAGCCAGGTTGATTCTTAAAACCAATGAACAGTTCCGGTAACTACATCCAGGCTAAGCCAAAGAAAACTCGTCAGGGGCAGTCTAAAAATAGTAAGATGAAAGGGAATCGTAAAAAACTCCGTGGACAAGGGAAAGGCTAAAAACAAATTATACGGCTGTGTCGTAGACAAAAAAGGCGAAATTTATGGGCGATTAACAGTATTAGGTTACAGTCCTAGTACTAAACATCAGATAACTCGCTGGGTTGTTTCTTGTTCGTGTGGAACTATATTCACTACTTATGGAATGAGCTTGAGTTCTGGTAAAACATTAAGTTGCGGATGTTTACAAAAAGAAAAAGCAACTAAACACGGATACTCGAAACACCCACTTTATAAAACATGGGCATCTATAAACTATAGATGCACAAATCCAAAGTGTGCGGACTATAAAAATTATGGCGGCAGAGGAATTAAAAATTCTTTTCAATCCTTTGAAGAGTTTTGCAGAGTAATGGGACCAAGGCCAACTAACATGACAATCGAACGAAAAGATGTTAACGGAGATTACTCTCCTTCTAACTGTGTTTGGATACTTAATAAAAAACAGGCTAGCAATAGACGCTGTTGCATCTCTGCTGAAACTAAAAATTTAGTTAAAGACCTTTTTAACTCAGGGGTTTTTAAAAGTGAAATAGCTAGAAAATTAAATATAGGAACAACATCTGTATGCAGAATACTCAAAAATTAAATTTCCTGTAGCTACCGCACCAAAGAAGTAAGCTATTATTAGATAACTTATTGTAATGAAATGGTTCCCTTTAACGAAGCGATTCAACTAATCAAAACGTTTGAGGGTTTCCATGAGAAAGCCTATAGCGATCCGTCCATCGATGAAGAAGCTTTCATCATAGGCTTTGGTACGACCTACTATCCTGACGGCTCTCCGGTCCGTCAGGGCCATCGTTGTACTAAAAAAAAGGCTCTTGAATATTTAAATGATGAAATTAAAATTATTTCAACTCAAATTATAGATTTAAATCTAGGTCTTGACCTTTCAATGCTTAATGCTTTAGTCTCTTTTGTTCATTCGATAGGCTGGGATTCTTTTCTTTACAGTAACGTAGTAGATTGCTGTGAGCGTGAAGACTACAACCAAGCAGCAAAAGAGATGACCAAATGGATCTATGACTCAGAATATACAGTCATCGGTGGTCTTGTAGAACGTCGTCGAAAAGAAGTAAGCCTGTTTCTAAGCGAGCTAACAGATGGGACATGGACAGGTTCAGACATCCTTTTGAAAGCCTTTAGGAATTACACAGCCTCTCCTGGGCAAGTCAGAGCGATACGTAAGCTACAAGAAGCAGTAGATCCTTATGCCCTCTCTAGTTTCGCAAATGATTTTGAGATTGATTCCGATCCCTACGTAGAATACAGTCAATCTGAGTACAACACAATCTTTAATCTGTAGATTACAATATTAGAAACAGGGAAAATGAGCATGAATAGCCAAACGCTAAACGAAGAATATGATATGCCTTTGCACTTGCAGCTAGCCATGAGAAAGGCTGAGCTGGACTCTCAGGAGATGACTTGGGATCAGCTACAAGTTGCTTTGCTCTGTTTGTTTCATAAACGATTGATCGAAACTCAGGCTATCAAAGACATGTTGGCAGGCGAAAATATTGATATCGAATTTGATATCCCCACCGATTTTGAACTCACGCAACTAGCAATGACTATGTTCCGTGATGAGGACGATGAGGATGAAAGCAATTACCAACCTTTCTAGGCTTACTTCTTTTTCTTTCCAACCATTGCACGAAGCCTAGCCATCTTATCCTTCATGGATTCTTTGGGGCCACTAGCTTTCTTGTCGTCTCCAGCAGCTCCTTTCTTTAAGCCACGGACTTCAGCACGAAGTCTTTTGTTTTCTTCGCGTAATTTAGATTCTCCTGTCTTTTTTCCTGCAGGAGCTTTGGCCATAGGACGTTTCTTAGCCGGACCAGATGAGTCCTTCATTCGTGGTGCCATTGTAGTTAAGCAATTACTTCTTAATATTACGGTTCCCAACCATTTGGTGGAACCACTGCAGGCCCCAAATTAAAAGCACATCTTCTTGCTAAATTACCTAATACTTTTCTTTTGTCCTCCTCACTAAGTACAGGTGTATGAATGATCTCCCACGCTACCTCTGTGCATAACTTCACAGGTAGCGGAGGAGGTGGTTGGTATGGAACTACCAGAAGGGGAATCACCACAAGCCGGGAATTAGCTGGCCTGTTACGGCATATGCACCAATTGCAGCAATTACTCCCAGCATTGCAAGCCTACCGTTAAGGCGTTCTGCTTTTGTGTTGTGTTCTTCGGTCACTTCAATTACCTCCATTGTTGGTTCTTTAGCAAAGACATTTGTTTGTCCGTGCTCATTTGTTGTAACTGTCATGCTAATTAAAAAGGTGGTTTTAGTCTACCTTGATTAATCCTTGAAGGGGTAAACAAACCAGCCTAGATAAGTACCACTGCGCTTTGCGAAGCGACTCATTACCACCTTTATGTTTTTCTCTCCAGACATATTTTGCTACATTCCCTTTGATATAACCCCTGTATTCTTCTGGCGTCAGCTGTGCTTCAATTGCTTCGATGCATTCAATTCCACCTGAAGTGTAATGCTCAGGGTGGTTTACATTATCTGTGACAGCTTCTTTATGCTTCTCAAGATAAGTCTCCCAGACTGTTTCTTGATAAGTCTTTTCATCAGAATCTTTCTTTGCCCAGGGAACAGGGCAAATACCATCAGGGCAGTCTGAAATCTCTTCTTGATTCAAATCGCCAGATTCTGCAGGACTGATCCCGATCGGTTTAAACCAGCCTTCAGCTTCCTTTGGCTGCTCGTGGCCACTGCTTGCTCTTCTGGGGAGAGCTGCCCCATATCCACCAAGAGTTGTCGCGGTTGTGGCATGGCGCCCTGCAT